GAGCACGACCTTGCCCTTGCCTGACGTCTTGGTGTTGCCGATCAGCTTATTGTAGCGCGTCTGGATTTCGGCTTTGGCATCGTCATGCGGCTTGGCTTCGTCCTTGCGAACCTCATCGGCGCGCTTTCCGGCGTCATTCAACTTATCGTGGAGCTCGGTCACAGCGTCGGCGAGAGCCTGATTGTCGATGGCTTCGCCGTCCGCGAAATTTTTCGCCTCGTCGAACAGGTCTTCGATTTCCTGCGTGATCGTTTCATATGCAGATGTCGGCGGGTTGTTGTGTCCCGGCTGCGCCGTGGTTCTGGCGTTGTACGGATCGTATGTATCTGCGTCGGTATTGGTCATTTGTGCTCCTCGTGTTGGTTTGGCTGGTAAGGCCGGTAATGCTCATTGTGGTGGGGTCGTCAGTCGGTGCAAGCCTTCATCGGTAAAAATTCAAATTTATTTTTGGAACCAAAATGCAGCCATTTGCATTTCTCCACCGACGTTAATGTCAAGTTTTTATTAGGAGAATTTAAATGCGTCGTATTCTGTTAGCTGCTGTCGCTACTGTTGCACTCGCTTCTTTTGCAAACGCGCAAACCGCTACAACAACCGAAACAGAAGTCTTCGTTACTGCGAAGCCGACTGACGTCATCACCAACAACATCCTGAATCTCGACATTGTTAATCCTAAGGATGAAACCATTGGCAAAATCCAGGATCTGGTAATTTCTGACGGCGCGCTTACTGGCTACATCGTGTCGGTTGGCGGCTTCTTGGGCGTCGGTGAAAAGTACGTCGTGGTAGCACCTCAGAACCTTGAAATTCTCTATTCTGAGAACGACAAGAAGTGGTCGGCGAAGATGGACACGACCAAGGAAGCTCTCGAAAAGGCTCCTGAGTTTAAGTATGACGGGCGCTGGGCGAAGTAATTCACGATCAGTCATTCAGAAAGGAGCGGTCTTCGGGCCGCTCTTTTTTTAGAGCGCTCTTTTTTTAGAACGGAATCTCATCGTCCAACATCTCAGACAGTCCAACAGACACATTGTCGTTCGCATGCTCCGGCACGTTATCGTTGTCTGCTTCAAGACTGAGACCAGGACGCACGTCTTTCACGTTCCAGTACTTACCGTTGGGAACGACGCTGATTTCGTCAGTAGTGAGCAATTCACGCTGGCGTTCGAGCCATTCCATGACCGTCTTCGGAAACGGCCGCTGACCTCCATGCTGTGTCCACCATCGATGCGCCTTGGTTTGTGCGAAGCCAGTATGCTGCGGACAGAGCCATTCATTGATCTGCGTATAGCCCGCGATGTAGCTGCACTTAACCGACGGCGGCTTGTCGCCCTTGCCTTCGTGGAAATGAAACGTCCGTCCTGTCACCTTGCGCCACTCAGCTTCGGCGGTGCTGACAATCGGAACGTCGGCGGCTTGCCTGGTTAGCTTCTCATCCTCATTTGGCGGGAAGTCATAACCGCAGCACGGGCACTTCATGAGCGAGATATGCACCTTCTCACCACAACCGACGGCTCCGTTGTCGTCCGGCACTGTCGGACAGATCTTGATTGGCGGCTCGCCATTGCCTGCGCTTGGAGCTTTTGGCTCAACCATATCGACAGGGCCATGCCGATCGACGAGTTTCGCGAAGTCAAGAACGAGGCAATTTCGCTTAGGTCCTGACGCAATAGCCGACAATCTCGCCTCAACTGTATCCAGTGTTGCACCTGCCTTATATAGCGGCCGAGTGCCACGGCCGGCCATTTGGACGTATAGACTGAGTGACAAAGTCGGGCGCATAAATGCAATTAAATCAACGCCCTTATGATTGAATCCTGTCGTTAGAACTGAATTGTTTGTCACGCACTGGATACGGTATGCTTTGAAGTCCTCAAGGATGCGACGACGTTCTTCCTTCGGAGTATCGCCTGTTACGGCTTCACACGTAATGCCTCGCGATCTGAATACGTCTCGCACGTCCAGCGCGGCTTTCACGCCGGCACAGAAACAAAGCCACGAGCGACGATCAGCGCCCTTTGCGATGATCTCGGAAACCACCGCCTCGTTAAGGTCGGTTCGGTTGATTGCCTCTTCCAGCGCGCGCTGTTTGTAATCTCCGCCAAGCCGTCCGACTCCTTTAACGTCGTATTCTGTAGCCGTCGGCTTGCTGGTGAGCGGGGCAAGGAATCCGTCACGGATTCCATCAGCAACACCGTAGGTGTAGACGATCTGATCAAACAGGCGATCCGCGCCTTCATCCAAGCGGCCGCTATCCAGCCGATAAGGTGTGGCAGTCAGGCCAAGGATTTTCATGTCAGGATTGATCTCGAGTAGCGCATCAATGAACTTGCGATACATCGTGTTGCTGTTAATCGGGATCAGGTGGCACTCGTCGACCATGAGGACGTCGACGTGCCCGATTTGCTCGGCCTTGTTGTGAACAGTCTGAATGCCGGCAAAAACGATTTGACTGCGCGCATCACGACGACCCAACCCAGCCGAATATATGCCGGCAGGCGCAAACGGCCAGACGCCAAGCAATTCCAGATAATTCTGTTCGATAAGCTCCGCGACGTGCGTAACGACCATCACTCGCATATCAGGCCAGCCTTCAACGAGGCGCTGGATCAGAGATGCCATAACCAACGACTTGCCGCAGCCGGTCGCAAGATCAACAAGCGGATTGCCTGCCTCCTCTTGCCAATAGTCGAATACGGCGTCTATTGCTTCTGACTGGTATGCGCGTAGCTGGAGCATTATGCTGCCTTTTCAATGCTTTCGATAGGTTTGTTGTCGTTCGCAGCTGTAAAACGGGCGTCATATTGTTGAATTGCCCATTGAATGGCGTAGCAGCACCAAGTGAAATGATAGCTGTAGTCTTCGACCCTGTGCTCCCAGAAATCTTGAAACGAATTCCCTGATACTGGGCAGGCCCAATCCATGGCAGACTGGATGGCATCTTGAGCGTTGATGCTACGGTCAGTTAGGCCGTCCCACTCATCGGTTATCGCATCCCACGCCTTTGTGCGGTCGTCTTCGCTTTCA